GGCAATGAGCAAAGTTAAGATACAACAATCTTTCTTTGCTACCTGCTATTTGCTCTTTGATGAAGGGGACGAACTATGACGGACATTGATAAAGCCATTGAGGAAGCGAAAGCAGAGGTACTGCCCTTTGAGAGTTGGGAGAGGTTGCCGGGGGAAACTGGGGCGGCGTTTTCGGCGTTCTGCGCTTTCCGTGACTGCGGGACGGAACGCAATATCCGCAAGGCTGTAGAGAGCGTGGAAAAAGATGTTGGTGTGCAAGCCAAAAAATACCGTGTCTGGCGTAACTGGTCTACCGCTTACCGCTGGCGGGAACGTGTTGCGGATTATGACAAGTACATTGAACGCCTGAAACAATCGGAGATGCGGAAAACCATTGAAGCCCAGGGCGAAAAACAGCGGGTAGTTACTGGAAAAATGTTAGATGTCGTAAATAAAAAACTTGACCTTATGAACCCTGCGGATTTGTCGGATGGTAATTTGACCGAATGGGTGCAGACGGCGATTAAAGCGGAGCGTGAAGCTGCCGGATTGGTTGCTAATAACGGCAAGCCGGAAGTGAAACAGGGGGAACTTAATTTTACCTCTGACTTTCAAGGACTGTAACAAATGAGCAATGAGCAGGTAGCAAGTAGCAAAGGAAGAGGAATAGCGTACTATCTTAACTTTGCTATTTGCTCATTGCTATTTGCTATTTGATAAGGAGTAACTGACAGGGATATGGGTACTACGGTGCTTTTTAAGCCTACTACGATACAAAAAAAAGCTCTTGCGTTACTAAAAAGCGGGGCGAAACATATATTACTGTTTGGCGGCTCTCGTTCAGGGAAAACTACCGTACTGGTTATGGCGATTATTTACCGCGCTTTGATGTATGCGGGTAGCCGTCATTTGATTTGCCGTTATCGGGCTAAAGACGCTCGTTCATCGGTACTGCGGGAGACTTTGATACCGTGGCTTGATAATACCATCGGAAAAAGCGGTTACACCTATTTAGCCCATGAAAGTATGATAACGCTTTATAACGGCTCTGAAATTTGGATTGGTGGGCTTGGGGATAGAGAGCAAGCGGATAAAATTCTAGGACACGAGTATTGCACAATTTATTTTAATGAGATTAGCCAATTAAGTTATGCCGCTGTTACTACCGCCTATTCAAGATTGGCAATGAGAGTTAAGGGCTGTAGGAACTTGTTTTATTATGACTGTAATCCAGGTAGCCCCTTACATTGGGCTTATAAGATTTTTGTTTTGAAGCGGACTTTCCTTACTGGCGAACTGTTAGAGAAACCTGAATTGTATCAATCAATGTTATTAAATCCAGAGGATAACCGGGAAAACTTACCGGAAGATTATATCAATGACATTCTTGACATATTGCCGGAAAAACAAAAAGCCCGCTTTCGTGATGGTCTTTGGGTAAAAGCCGAGGGCGTTATATACGACAAGTTTGACGAAAGTATGATTGTTAAGGCTTCTGACCTTCCTGAATATTTTGACCGATACGCTGCGGGACAGGATTTTGGTCTTAACATTACTTTCGTGAAAATTGGGTGGGTTGGCGATGTGGTTTATGTCCTGTGCGATTATGGGGCTTTCAATATGACTACTCAAAGTTTTAATGAGGAGTTACAGGCGCGGGGCTGGTTTGATTGTCCTGACGGAATGGGCTTGCCTGTGTATTGCGATCCAGCGGGGGGAGAAAGGATACAGGAAATAACAGGCGGTACTAAAGCAAATAATTCTGTTGACAGCGGTATAGATTTTATCAATGCCAAAATTGAACGGCGTCAATTTTATGTTTGTGAAACTTGTACAGGCGTTCTTTCTGAAATTTGGGATTACTGCCGTGATGAGGCAGGACAGATTGTAAAAGTTAACGACCACTATTTAGACGCTTTGCGTTATGCGATATTTACGGACGTTCAGCAGGGGGTTGTATTATTGTGAACATCTTTGGGCGACTTTTATCAAACCGCAAGCGACAAAAAGGCGGCGGTTCGTTAGTCGCAAAAAGTTTTACTAATTCTCATTTTTCCTTGTCAGATGATGATTTTAATAGTAATTTATATATAGACCCCTTCACAGACACTTATCTTTGCAGCGCGTGGGTGAATATTGCGGTTAATATTTTAACCCGTAATGTCGCCCGCGCGGATTTCATTCTCGAAAGAGACGGGATTGAGCTAAAAAGCGGTCCCCTCTATTCCCTGTTCCACCGACCGAATGAGCAATTAAGCCGTTTCGATTTGTGGAAAGAGACTGCCGCATGGTGGCTTTTAGAGGGTGAGGCGTTTTGGTGGTTTGGCGCTGATTACGGCGGGGGGCTGCCAAAACAACTGTACATTCTCAATCCCAGGAAACTCCAACTTGAGGGAGAGGGGTTGGACGTGCAGGATTGTGTCGCAAACAAAAAACGGCGCTGGTTTTATCATGCCGGAACCGAATTAGTACCTATCTTTTCCGATGAGCTTGTTCATTTTCGGGATTGGAACCCGTGGAACCCTCTGCGCGGTGTTAATCCTCTTGTCTCTTTAACTCTTGAACTTGAACAAGATTTTTATGCCAATAAAGCCAATTCTACCTTACTCAAAAATAACGCTATTCCCCAGGGGCTTCTCAAAACTGAACAGACCCTGCGACCGGAAGAAGCGGACGCATTAGAACGGAGATGGGAGAGCAAATACGGACAGGCAAAGGCGGGGCGAAAAATCGCCGTGCTTGGCAAGGGAACCAGTTTTGAGGCTCTATCATTCAATCCTGATGTTGTCAAATTATTTGAACTAAAACGCTGGAACTTGTACACGATATTGGCAAAGTACGGTATACCGCCGAGGGTTGCAAATATCTCTGACAGGTCTACGGCGTTAAGCGGCAAAGATACTAAAGAACAACATTCGGCATTTTGGCAATACACGTTAATTCCCCTGTTGAGACAATTTGAACAAATACTCGAAAGCCAATTTTTTATGCGTTTTAACCTTAAAGAAAAAGGGCGTTTTGACCTTTGGGATATACCGGAGCTGCAAGGCAACGAGGACGCGCAGAGCAAGCGGGATATAGCGGAAATTAGCGCGGGAATTAAAACAATAAATGACGTGCTTAAAGAGCGCGGCAAGGAAACTAAACCGTGGGGGGATGTATGGTATAGACCGAGAAACATGATTGCAACTAACGGTAAAAATGGGGATGGGGAATAATGCAGAGGGGAACTTTAGTAGTTAGCAGGGCGGTTAATAACCACTCGTACTACAAAAAGCGTTTTGAAGCTCTGGGATTTCCTGACGTAACGGTTACGGCTCTTGATAAAGATGCCTTATCCTCTCTTATCCGTAAACAAAAACCGAAACAATTATTTATGGGGGCAAGATTTTATCAATGCTGTACGCCTTTTTTAATGGGGCAATTACATAAAGATTTTCCTAAAATAAATATGACTGCTGTTTGTATCGGCGAATACCCTGCCGAACTTGGTATGTATTTTATTGTAAACGGAATTAAATCATACTTTACAAGTTTTGAGGGCCTTGACCAATTCTATATCGGAATTGACGAGGTAAGAAAAGGCAATGGTTATATTTCCCCTGCGGCAATGGCTCGTATGGATATGAGGCAAACTTTCATAATGCCTGCCGGGGATATAACTGGCAGGGAAAGGGAAGTGATACGGCTTATTTGCTGCGGCTATAAGGATTTGGAAATTGGCGATACCCTGCACATTTCGAGAAGGACTGTAGATACTCATAAAACAAATATATTTACCTTGTTAAATGTCCGTAATGCTGTCGAACTGGTTATTGCCGCCCTGACGCTTAAAATTGTCAATCTCGATGAGCTTTATTTCTACCCAAAAGATTATACGTTAAATCCTTTACCGGATACAAAAATTAAGAGGAGAGAAAAAAATGATTATTAGAACGAAAAGCGGGGAATTTCACGAGGCGAATTCATCGGTTCTGTTGGATTTTCTTGGCGTGAAAAAGACGGCGGCGGGGATACAAAAAGTCTCTGCTGATGTGGTGCTGGTTTCGGGCGTACCTTTTCACCTAACGGCAGAAAATGAAAATGAGAAAGGTTATCCGTGGACGTTATCAACCTATGACCTTGACCGTTTCGGGGAAAGGATAGATCCGACTGGTTGGGATTTTTCGCAGTATGTTAAAAACCCTATTGTGGAGTGGGCGCATAGGTTTGATATTCCGGCAATCGGGAAAATTGAGGGGCTTGTTGTTGATGATAACGGGCTTCATGGTTCTGTTGTCTTCAATGACAAAGAATACGACCAATTCGGTTGGAGTATCGGGCAGCGCGTAAGGGCTGGCGTTATCCGCGCCGGTTCGGTGGGCTTTCGTGTTTTGGAGATTGAAATTCCGTCCAAAGAGGACAGTAAGGACGGTACAACGCTCATTTTCCGTAAACAGGAATTGCTTGAATTTTCTATCTGCAACGTTCCGGCTAATCCGTGGGCTTTAGTAAAGCCCGATGCTTTGGCAAAGGCAAAGAGCAATGAACAAGCGCCAACAGAGTTGGCAATAACAATGAACAATGAAGGCGGCTCTAATGCTACCCCATTTTGGGGCGGCTTAATCAATAACTTTTAGGAGTGTGTCATTATGGACGAAGTTTTGAAGGCTATTCAGCAGAAATTAGCCAACATGAAAAAAATCGAGAATACCGGTTTTACTGATCTGGCGAAGGCTACCGCCTACTTTCAGGAAAAAGAAATGATTCTTGAAGAAATGGCAAAAACACTTGAAACTGTTACATCTAACCAGTCAGTACAAATTGCGAGTCTTGAGGGGACTATTAAGAGTTTGCGGGACGAATTGAAAACGCAGACAAAGTACCCCAAAGAACTTACCCGCCGTGAACTGTTGTACAACCTGGGCAAGGGGATTGTCGCGGCGTGGACGAGAAATCAGAAGGTTTTGGGTGAATTGGCTTTTACGCCTAACCTGAAATCGGACAACTGGACTAATCCGAGCGACATTACCTGGGGGGAGAAGGGCTGGATTGATACAAAGGCCGCCATTGGCGATCCGATGGGAAACATGGGGACACCTGACCAATACCTTATAAATCCGATTTATGAAACGGAAATTATGAGCGACGTTGCGAAAAAATCCGTGATGATGAACCTTGTCAGCCATCGTCCGATGAAAGGGCCTTCAATAATGCTTCCTACGAGGGAAAGGGGCGGAGTAAAACTTAACTGGTTGACTGCTTTCGGGGAAAAAATCGAGGGCAGCAAGCCTCATGGCGCGGAGAGGGTTGAATTAAAAGCCTATACTTTGGCGGGTTTCATTCCGTGGTTTGACGAATTTGAAGAGGACGTTTTTGTCGATTTGGGGGCTATGTTCGTGGATGAATTCCTTGAAACCTACGGGCAGGAATTTGACAGGCAATGCCTGTTAGCCGATAACGATCCGTTCACAGGGGCTATGAAGTGCGCCGATGTTACAGAGGTAACAATCAAGGGAAACACCATAGAGGATTTGACTTGGAAGGATTTCCGAGATGCAGTATACAAGGTTCCAGCAGAGGAAAGGAAAGACTGCGCTTGGTTCATCAATGAAACAATCCTAAACCATGTCGCCAATATCGAGGACACCACGGGCCGCCCGATTTGGCGGCGGCCTACGGAGGCAATGCCGGGGCGGCTGGACTTGTACCCCTATCACGAGGTTTCAATACTTCCGCAGATTGCGGACATTGAGGAAGACCAGGCGTTTGCAATCTTTATGAACCCGAAGCGGATACAGCACGGAAACAGGCGGGGCATCGAGCTTAAAAAGTTTGACGCTACTACTGAAAGCCTCGAATATGGGGAATTGTTTTTGAGGTTTCGCAAGAGGGACGGATTTCTCGTTACAAGGCCGAAAAATAACATGGTCATATTAAAAACTAAAGCTTCTTAAATTGGCTCCATTGCCCTTCCAGTGGGGCGTCATTTCTAACCTTGCCGTCCGGTGTGGCCCGCCGGGCGGCTTTTTCTATCTTTTTTCTTGTGTTATTTTCCAAAAAAGATATGCCCCAGCCATAAGGCCGGGGCGGTTGGTGTTAGTTGATAAAATAGTTTTCTATTACGTCCGAAATACTGCGGCCATGCTGTTTGGCTCTGTTACACTCCATAAAAAACAGTGTTTTATCATCGCCGGATAAAAACAATTCCTTGTTGTTCTTCCGCAAAATTACCCCAAAATCTACCTTTGTGTATTGGTATGGATAGTTCCGATATGTTTCGGGTAGCGGGTCATTTTTGCCGATTGGAGTTACTTCAAGGGATAAAGGTTTTTTGAAATAGTCGGGATAGGCGGTATAAAGGGCGGCTTCTATGGTCTGTTCTTCAAAATGATAGTCAATGTTTAGCTGTGGAATTTTTACCAATGAATAGCGGCTAAA